CTCTGTCTATGATAACGAAGATCGCGTAGAAGCTGGCAAGTATCGCGGCCTCAAGATCAAAAGCGGAATCATTTATAATGAAGTCGGCGCAGAGGTTGCATATCGAGTGCTAGGCGAAGACAAAGAAAGCTTCCGCGACATCTCAGCGCGTGACATGATTCATATCACCGACCCGGACTGGTTTTCACAAGGTCGCGGCGTTCCTGCGATCGCGTCTGGCATGCTGGACTGGTATGATCTAGCCGAGGTTCGCGACTACGAGAAGATTGGCCAGAAGGTCAACGCGGCTCTGACACTTAAAGAAACAAACGACACTGGACGGGCGGACCAAGCCAACCGAATCATTCAAGGACAAACGGGCGCGAGTCAGGCACCTTTCCAGAGTGAGCTACTCGCAGGCGGCACCATTCGATATCTCAAGAACAGCTCAAAACTGGAGGCACACGAATCAAGCCGACCAAGTGATGGTTTCTTAAAGTTCTCAGACAAGATCGAAGCCGGTGCTTTCTACGGCATGGAGTGGCGCCGCGAAATGCTCGACAGTTCCGCAGTGGGCGGCGCAGGCGTTCGCGCATTCCAGCGCGACATTAACGACTCAATCAATGACCGCGTTGAATGCCTGTCACGCTTCCGCAAGCGCATGGCACTTTACGTCATCGCCAAGCGCGCCAAGCAAGGGATCTACACACTACCGGAAGACTGGACCAAGTGCAGCTTTACTAAGCCGCGCGAGTTTACAGTGGACGACGGTAACGCACGCAAGGCCGACCGCGAAGATCTGCGCGCCGGCCTTGCATCTGAATATGACATTTTAGCCAAGCGCGGCTATGACCCGATCGAGTTCACTACGCGCCGAGCTGAATACTTAGCGCAGCGCAAACAGATAGCAGCAGCGAAGGGCCTATCCGATGCCGAACTAGGCACCGTATTAATGCCAGGCGATATACCACTTGAAGAATCTAAAGAAACGACAGCAACTTGACACATCAACCCATAACAACAACATCATGACTACTGAAAATAAATGGTTCGCAATGGACCGCAAGACAGACGCGGAGGGCAATCAGTCCACCGAGGCTGAAATCTCCATCTACGATTCCATTGGTGGTTTCGGAGTATCGGCCAATGAATTTATCGACGAGCTGAAAGGCTTGGGCGATGTCGAAACGATTAATCTTCGTATCGCTTCTGGCGGTGGCTCGATTGTTGAAGGTAACACGATCTTTAACGCACTCAAGCGCCACAGCGCCAAAGTCGTTACTCACGTTGACTCGCTCGCAGCATCGATGGCATCCGTTATCGCAATGGCCGGCGACGAGATCCACATGGCAGCGAATGCGCTGCTGATGATCCACAACCCTTGGACCATGAGCATGGGCGGCGCCGAGCAACTACGCAAAGACGCCGATCTACTCGACAAGATGGAAGCGAATATTCGCACCAGCTACGGCCGCTCTAATCTGAGCGCCGAAGAACTTGACGAAGCAATGGACGCCGAGACTTATTTCACAGCCGAGGAAGCACTTGAAAAAGGCTTTATCGACGTGATCAGCGACGCGAATCTCGCAGCCGCATCGATTGGCGACATGGAAAGCCTCAAAGCATTTGCATCTATTCCACAAGCGAAGATCGACGGCATCAAGATTGAATGCCAAGCGCGCCAACTTGAAGCATCGAACGCTCAAATCGAGAAGCTAACAGGCGAAATCGAATTGCACGCAGAGCAAGTCGCACTGATCCAAAACGAAGTCAGCGAAGCAAGCGACAAGATCAAAGCAAACGACGAAATGTTTGAGCAGTTCAAGATCGACTCAGCCGAATCACTCGCAGCCGCGACCGAGCAAACCACACAAGCGATTGCCGACAAAGCCGCAGAAGTGCTCGCCGAGTCTGGCACGCCAGCGATCGAGGACATCATCGAGGAAGTCGCACCAGTCGCGATGACCGAAGAAGGCTTCTGGAAGAAATACAACGCACTCAAGGAGTCACGCGACTTTCAAGGCGCATCAGAATTTTATGCCGAGCACAAATCTGTGGTCGGTCAATAATCAACCCACAATAACACACACACAACATGGCCAATACAATTGCAGGTGTAAACCTAGCTCGCGTTGCTCAAGACAGCTTACCAGCCCTCACGGACTTGTTCGCTCCATTGAACGCACTCTCCACAGATTTCTCCACTGACATTTCTCAGTCCGGCGAATCCATCACCACTCGCATCCCGACTAACGTCACTGCGGGCGATATGACCACTGGTTATCAAACCAACTCGTCTGACGTGGCAATGGTTTCGAAGACTGTTACACTCAACCAGTTCAAGGGATTCACTTATGGATTCACTGACCTGGAGCGCAGCAAGTCTGAAATCGACTTGAATCGCTTGTTCCTTGAACCAGCAATGGAAGCCGTCGGTGAAGCCGTATTCGGTTACATCTGGGACCTCGTCGTAAATGCTGACTTCGCATCGACTGAAGTCATCACCGCAGCAAACTTCGATCGCGATGATCTGGCCGACTTCAATGCAAAGTTGACTACTGCTAAGACTCTCAAGTCTGGCCGCTCGCTCTTCGCTAACCCAGCTTACTATGCAAGCTTGGTGAAGACACTCAACAGCGCTGAAATCCCAGGCATCACTGCTGACAAGGCCGGAGCAATCGTTCCTCGCGTTGCCAACTTCGATACCTACGAGACAACCCTTGCAGACGCAAACGGTGAAAGCCTAGCAGCATTCGCATTCCACAAGTCAGCTCTGATCATGGCAGCACGCACAGTCGTTGCCGATGAGATGACTGCTAAAGCAGGCGTCGATGTCGAAACCGTAGTTATCCCAGGTCTTGGTCTTCCAGTTCAGTTCCGCAAATGGTACAGCGCTGACGGCACACTCTACTTCAACGTTAATGTTCTCTTTGGAGCATCCGTAGGAGTTGGCACAGCCGGACACCGTATCACAAGCGCGTAAGCTTATTTTTAAAGCGCCTCGATTAGTCGGGGCGCTTTTTAATCCTTAAAATTAAAACATTATGTTCAAACCATCAGTCACAATCCACCGCTCCGCAAAGGGCGTCGTTAAGGTTTTAGAATGTTCCGAGGATGCTGGTAAGTGCTTAGATGCTTACAAGTCATGCCAGGAGCCAGGCGAGATCGTTTACATTCGCAAAGGTCACACCGACAAACAGAAGAAGATTGCAGGTCAGCCGGAGCCAGTTAAGGCGAAGAAAGCAAAAAAGTAAAAAAGTAATTCCTACCCCTAAATTATACAACACGCGGCCCGTCCAATATCGGGCGGGCCGCATTTGTTTACATTATGAGCTTTGAAAACGAAATGATAGCAGGATTTGCCGAGGCGGAAAACTTCGCTGGCGAATCATTTACAATGGGCAACCACACAGGCGACTTTCGCGGCGTGTTTAAAGGCGATGACGCACCGACTGCATTCGATCAGATACAAGGCTACGAAACAAAGACGACGAACGCATTGAGCGTATCGAAGTCACTATTTTTACAGGGCGCTCCGCCAATGATAAACGAGCGCATCACAAAGTCGAACGGCGAGCGATACAACATCACAGGCATCGAATCAGTGGACGACGCGACATGGGAGATCGTACTGCAAAAACGCGATGTCTAAAAACTTCTCAGTCGATTCAACTTTGTTTAAGGCGAAAGCCAAGAAGCTAGTTAAGCAATTGAAGCTTGACGAAAACAAAGTCGTGCGCGAGCAGGCTGGTCTTTTGGCGCAGTTACTCTCGAAGGTCACGCCACCATTCAAGTCTTTCCCTAAGATGAGTGGCAAACCAAGCTACACCACCGGCGGCGCAATGGGCGTCGGTAAAAAAGCAGTGCGCGCAGGATTCTTTTCGGCAGTTCAGCGCATGGGCACAGTAAATAATTGGAAGGACAAAAAAATAAGAAAGGCCATCCGATCCGGTGACACCGCTTATTTAGAAGATCGATTAAAATACATGCGCGGATCGGTTAAGCACAATATGAAGGTGCGCAAGTATAGCGACAACCTACGAGACAAACAGCGCAACACTCGCGGCCGAGTTGCGCGAGGCGCAGAGCGTATTGTGATGCTACAGAACAAAGACGTAAACGCCGGACTCAAGCGCGCAATGAATAACGTCGGCATTGCTAAAGCATCATTTGCACTCGCTGCGCTGCGCTTGGGGCGGCCTTCGCCACCAGCGTGGATATCCAAGCACTTCTCTAAGGTAAACACGCCAGTCAGCACAACCCGCAACCCGGCGCGCGTTAGATTTACCAGCAAAGCCAAGGGGCTTGATGTTACCATGCGCCGACTCAAAGCAGTCGAGCGATTCCGCATGGTGGCAATGGTCAAGAGCCTTGAGGCACTACTAAAAGCCAACGCAAAAAAAGCAGGATTTAAAACCCGATAATTTATGGACATAGAAAACTACGACTTTGAAAGTAAACTGGAGCAGGGCTTTAAAACCCTATTCAACACTAACGGCATTAACCTGCACATTGCCGAGGATGTAGATGGCGATTTGCCAGACGAGAACGTGCGGCTCGATCTATCGGTCGGTGGCGTGAACAGCAATGAACACCTGAAGGACTCGACGATTTACGACAATTACAGCGGCGCGCTTGAAATTGAGATCCAGACACCGCGCGTGTCCGACGATCAAATCCCAGTGGCCGCTGGATTCAGCAGCCGGCATGCCGAGCTGGTCGCCACAGCGCGCAAGGCTATCGAGGAAATCGACGCGGCTGTCTTGCTTGCAAACTGGCCTGGCGCGCTTTCGCTGACCAAGATCAAACCGACCGGGACCGAGCGCGACAACGACGCCGAACACCGTGTAACGAAGCTTTCATACGACTTACAGTTTCGCATAACTTGACACGCTCTCACTAGATAAATCAACCCTCCTTAAAACATTATGGCATTACCATCAACAGCACCAGCAAACTTCCCTCAAGGCTTAGATGTCGTCACAATCAACTCGGTCGCTTACATCGCAGACGCGATCGACCTTGAGTCTCAGTCAACTCGCGGCATCAACCGCACAGACGCCAATGGCGATTGGGCGGAGCAGCAAACTCGCGCATCGAGCGATCCAATCGAAGGCACAATGACTTTGCAAAAAGCATTGACCAGCACTGCTTTTCCGACTTCTGGCACCGAGTTCACGCACGACTACGACGACAGCGGCACAGCATCTACCTTGCGCGTTCTCAACGTCAAGGCGTCTCGATCTAAGGACGAGGCAGACGTGTTTGAAATCGGCATCCTCCTTGTCACCTACCAAGGCTAATGGCTGACCTAGTTGACATCACATTACTCACTGCCCACCGCGTACTTGGCAAGCTACAAGTCAAGGACGCGCGCTGCGTCATCCACAAAGGAGTCGCGGACGATTTAATCAAGCGCAAGATTGCGCGCAAGACGAAGACAAAGAAAAGCGCGAACAATGAGCCTACCGAAGCAAACAGCAACAGCGACGGCGGCGAGTAATTACGCAGCAGTCAGAAAGTCAATCGAGCGGGCGCGCCTTCTACCGTGGGCGTCCGCTGTTGGCATTCGCATTGGTGACTTTACGGTGGCGCCGCTTTGCTTCCGATCGCTTATTGACTTGGAACTTTCAGACAATGCTTTTGCAATTGGAAACGAACCAATCGCAGGCGACATCGCGGCTTACATCTGGCGCCACATGCCAGAGTTTACGCCAAGCGCTGACAATTCAGACTTCATCAAGCGCATCGCGAAGATTAAAAACATCGAAGAATCGATTGCCGGGATCTACTCGCACATCATGTCGCCATTCGATGAGACGCCAGCGGCGTCAAGTTTCGGCAAAACATCGAAGCAAAACAAGCTGCCACCGATTCCTTCGATCGCAGCCATCTGCGAC